ATCAAATCAAAATAGGTAAATTAATAAAAAACAAAAAGTTTATGTCAATTAACATCGATCAGCTAAAGAATCGGCTAAAACAGATTCAAACAACAAGTAATTCGGGCGGTAACAGTGGTAATGAATACATCTGGAAAGCTCCCGTAGGCAAAAGCCAAGTGCGCATTGTGCCTTATGCACATGACAAATCAAACCCATTTATTGAACTTTACTTTCACTACGAAATCGGTAAAAAAGTAATGGTATCACCTTCGTCTTTTGGACGTCCTGATCCTATTATCGAATTTGCTGAAAAGTTAAAGAAGTCAGGTAACAAAGACGATTGGAAATTAGGTAGAAAGATTGAACCTAAGTTTCGTGTGTATGTTCCTGTTGTCGTTCGTGGCAAGGAAGAAGAAGGAGTTAAATTTTGGAGCTTTGGAAAACAAATCTTTCAGGAACTATTAGGCTATATTGCTGATCCTGATTATGGTGATATTACAGACCTTATGAATGGTCGTGATGTTACTATTGAACACATCGCAGCTGATGAAGGTGGAAAATCTTTCCCATCTTATACAGTGCGTATTAAGCCAAATGCATCACCTGCAACACAAGACAAAGCGGTAGCAGAGATGATTGTAAACGGACAAAAAAAACATTACAGACATAGTTAAAGAACCTTCGTACGAAGACATGACTAAAGCTCTTGAAGAGTGGTTAAATCCTGATGCTAACTCAGATGCTCCTGCTAGTAAAAATGCTCCTATTAAAGGTGCAACTACAGCAACAAAAGTAGATGATATTTCTAGTGCATTCAGCGAACTCTTTAATAGTTAGTAGTTATGGCAAAAAAAACGAAACCAGTCGAAGGAGGTGATCTTTTGAGTGGAAGGGACGAACTCGCTTCAGTGTTAGCAGATAACCTGAACAAGAAGTTCAAGGACATGAAGGCAGCCTATTTCTTAGGTGATGATGTAGCACCCACCGACTTAACAGAGTGGGTGTCTACAGGGTCAACACTTCTCGATTTAGCAATCGCAAATAGACCTAACGGTGGTCTACCGGTTGGACGAATTGTAGAAGTGACTGGACTAGAAGCATCAGGTAAAAGTCTTATTATGGCTCACGTACTTGCTAACACACAAAAGAAAGGTGGATTAGCAGTATACATTGACACAGAGAATGCTTTATCAGAAGAGTTCTTGAGAGCTGTTGGTGTGAATGTAAATGATATGTTGTACTTGCCAATGGATACCATTGAAGATATCTTTGAAGCAATGGAAAACATTATCGAGACAGTACGTAAGTCGAGTAAAGATCGACTAGTAACAATTGTAGTAGATTCAGTAGCAGCTGCTACTACTAAGATTGAGCAAGAAGCAGATTATAATAAAGATGGTTGGGCAACGGCTAAAGCCATTATTATGTCAAAAGCACTTCGTAAGATTACTGGTATGATAGGTAAGGAAAAGATCCTTGTATGTTTTACAAATCAGTTGCGTGAAAAGCTTGGTGTAATGTTTGGAGATAAATACACTACATCAGGTGGTAAAGCTTTACCTTTTCATGCAAGTTGCAGAATCCGATTAAAAGGATTGGAAAAGTTGAAAAGTAAGAATGGTGCCGTCGAACAAATTATTGGTGTTCGAACAGAAGCTCAAATCGTTAAGAACAGAATGGGTCCTCCATTTAAGAAAGCTAACTTTGATATTTACTTTGATTCAGGTATTGATGACGTAAATAGTTGGTTAACATTGTTAAAGGACTATGAAGTAATTAGACAATCAGGATCTTGGTATATGATGACCGGACCTGATGGAAAAGAGTTGAAATTTCAATCCAAAGACTGGAGATTTATGGTAACTGAAGATGATGAACTTAGAGAGTATTGCTACAATAAAATCTGCGAAGTGGTCATTATGAAGTATAGAGCAGAAGATATTAACCCAGATGACATTTTAACAGACGACGAACTACCAAATGACTAATAGATATTTAGCAATCTTAAATGAATTAAAAAGTAAAACACAAGAGGAAGAACTAAACAAAAACAGTAGAGTTCTTGTTATTGATGGCCTTAACACATTCATTAGATGTTACGCAGCTAGTCCGGTACTAAACGACGATGGAGAGCATGTAGGAGG